ACTCTAACTAGAGTAGGAGGAACTACTATTACAGTAGACATGGACCGTAAGGATACTAAAGAATTTGTAAACTTTACTGCACTTACTGTTGAAACTGGTGCTACTTTACAAATGAATAGTAATTCACCTGGTCAATTATTTCTTATTGCTAGGACAGGAGCAAATGCAACAGGAACATTAAAATTACCACCAGCAGCTGGAACAGAGAACTGGCAATACAGAAAAATAACTATTACAACTAATGGTACAACTACAGCAGCAAGAACACTTACAGTTGCAAGCAACTCAGCTGCTGAAACAATTAATGGTGCTGCTAATTTTGTATTAAATAAAGCATATGCATCAATAACAATTTGGTCTGATGGTACTAATTGGATAGTTCTTTCATCATCTCAAGTAGCTGACGTATAATGGTAATAATAAGAGTTTTTATATTGTTTGTTTTTATAGCAATTATATTTAGCTCATGTAGATCAAGTGAACTTTGTGATGGATTAGTTAGTGTAGAAAAGATTAGTAAAAATAAATAAATGGCAACACCAAGAAAAGGTAAAGCAAAAGTAAAGGTCACAGCTAGCGGTAAGAAGGTTAGCTATGGCCAAGCAGGGAAAGCTAAAGGAGGTGGGCCACGGGTAAAGCCTGGCACCTCTAAAGGTGATTCATATTGTGCAAGAAGTTTAGGTATCAAGAAAAGAGTATCTAAGAAAAAAAGAAATAACCCAAATACTCCAAACAACTTATCTCGTAAGCGTTGGAAATGTTCTGGAGCAAAGTCAAAAAAATAAATTATATGTCTTAAACTTTTTTTATTTAAACTATTTATGTATGTTTGTAATAGTTTAACTTAAAAAAATTAAAATGGCAGAATTAAATCTAGATCCAAATAAAGATCCTCAATTAAGTAAAGAAGAATTAGCAGAACGTAGAGAAGAAATAACAACTTTCTACAAAGATAATATACCTCATTTAACAGTGCAAGCTGAATATGAAGATCTATTAGCTACAATAGAAAAGGCAAGAGCTGAAAGAATGCAAGCACAAATGTATTTAGCACAAGCTTACGCTGCTTCTAAAGAAGGTGAGAATGCAAGTCCAGACTCTAAGGAGGCAAAAGCATTTAAAGAAGCTATGGAAAAAGCAGCATCTAATATAGAATAGTATGAGACTTCTTAAGTTAGGTGATAAAAATATAGAGGTAAAAAAGTTACAACTTAAACTTGCATTACCACAAGATGGTCATTTTGGTCCACAAACAGAAAAGCATGTTGTAAGATTTCAACTATCCAATGGTTTAACAGCTGATGGGATAGTTGGTTCTGAGACTTGGACACTACTGCTTAATACACCATTTAAATTATCTGAAGAGATTGATGAAGATAATGATCTATCTAAACAACATTATACTACTAACTTTAATCAAACTATACATAAATACTTTTTACCAAAAGGTGAATATGTAAAAGGACCTATTAAAAATCATTATATATTTTTACATCACACTGCAGGTAATTCTAATCCTTATGCATGTGTAGACATGTGGGGTAGAGACAATAGAGGTAGGATTGCTACTGAATTTGTTTTAGGTGGTATAAACCACAGAAACGGTAATGATGAATATGATGGTATAATGGTCCAGGCATTTGATACTGGCAATCAAGCATATCATTTAGGAAGAACAGGTTCTGGGTTTATGAATAAACATTCTGTTGGATTAGAAATATGTAATATGGGATATTTAGATAGTGTTACTAAAACTACTTATGTTAATAGTATATGTCAGAACAATCAAATTACAGAACTAGATGAAATGTTTAAAGGCAAAATGCATTGGCATTCTTATTCTGATAAACAAATAAAAGAAACTGAAAAGTGGATTAGGTATGTAGGTGAGAGAGATAAAATAGATATTAGATTAGGACTTAAGCAATTCATACAAAAATATGGTGCTAAAAAAGGTTTTGATTTTCAAGAACAAGCATACTATGGTAAAATAGAAGGTTTATTAACACATACCAATGTAAGAAAAGATAAGTGGGATTGTTATCCACATCCAGACTTTGTTGATATGATAATGAGTTTATAATATGGCATTAGTAAATAAAATAGATTTAAAATTAAAGGTTAATTTAGATACATGTGTAATGTATCAAATAATGACTTATTGTTTTTTTAAAGAAATAGTTATAAGTAATTCAGATTTAAAATTTCTTATGCATCTTTCTAAAAATGATAATATAGAACTAACTAAGTTCTGTATTAAATTAGTTAACGGTAATATATTTAAAAGCCCTCAGTCTGCAAGAAATGCAATTACAAAAGCAGAGAAAAAGGGGTTACTTAATAAAAGTGGAATAAATAAAAAAACTATTACTATAAATAAAAATATGAATATACAAAAGAGTGGTTTAGTATTGTTGGATTATAAAATACTCGGTAATGAACCCCAAGAAGTATAAAGAATTTAAAGCAAATATTGCTGAAGAAGTTGGTGTACATCAATCTGTGGTAGATGATTTTATTGCTTTTTATTATTCTAAGCTTAGAAAACATTTATCTAACTTAGAATTTCCTAAAATTCAAGTAGATGGATTAGGTACATTTGTTTTGAGGAAGAGCAAACTTGATAAAGCAATAAAAAAGAATAAGAGTATGTTAGGTAATATAGCTAAAAGAACTTATAATGGTTTTGCTAAAAGTGAAGATATACAATTCAATATTGATAATATGGAAAAAGCTAGAGAACAAATAGAAAAAAGTTTAATTAACAAGAAAGAATTTAAGAACAATAAAAATGGCAGCATATAATATTAAAAATCTTTTGAGTATATTTAAGAATGTAGATAAAATTACAGAAGGTATAAAGAATAATATATTTAAAAAAGAACATATAGAAGCTGTAGCTACAGAAAGATACCAGATATGTATTGAATGTTCTATGTTTGATGCATTTGGTGATAGCTGTGTAGCTCCAGGAACACAACCATGCTGTTCAGATTGTGGATGCAGTCTAACATTTAAAATAAGGTCATTATCATCTGAATGTCCTAAAACATATTGGAAGGCAATGACTACGGAAGAACAAGAAGAAGAAGTAACAAAACAATTAATTAAAAATCAAGAAAATGGAAAGTAATAACACACTACTTATTAATAGTACTACTTCTGTATCAGCTAATTTAGTTGTTATATGGTGTACTACTGATACACATAATTTAAAAACAAAATGCAATGGCAATACTATTTAAAGAAGAAGGTCATGTATATGAAAGTACAGACAATGATAAAATATCATGGGTAAGTGTAACTGGATTAGTAGGTAAGTTTAAACCTAAATTTGATAGGGATGGTCAAGCTGCTAAATCAGCAAAAAACAAAAGATCAAAGTGGTATGGTATGACTGCAAAAGAAATTATAGCAGCATGGGATGGTGAAACAGAAAGAGCAATAAAACTAGGAAACTTTTATCATAATCAAAGAGAGAATGATATGCTTGATTTTAAAACCATTGAAAGAGAAGGAACTGAAGTACCAATTATTAAACCATTGGTAAATGATAATGGTATTAAAATATCACCAGAACAAAAACTTAAAGAAGGTGTATATCCAGAACACTTAGTATATTTAAAGTCAGTTGGTATATGTGGTCAAGCAGATTTAGTTGAAGTAGTAAATGGACATATAAATATTACTGATTATAAAACTAATAAAGACATAAAAGATAAAGGATTTACAAATTGGGAAGGTATTACTAATAAAATGTTTAGGCCTGTTAATCATTTAGATGATTGTAATCTTAATCATTATAATTTACAACTCAGTATTTATGCGTATATTATTAAGAAGCACAACCCCAAATTAAAAATTGGTAAGTTGGTAATACAACATGTAAAGTTTAAACAATTAGGAGAAGATACAAATGGTTACCCTATTAATGAACATGTTGATGGTGAACCAGTTTTAGAAAATATTAAAATATATGAATTACCATATTTAACTGATGAAGTCAATTCATTAATGATGTGGATAAAAGATAATCAATAATGCTAGTAAAACTATTTGATATACAAAATCAGACATTAGTTGTAACAGAACATTGTTATGCTCTTCCGTTTTTAAAAAAGATTATGACAGAATATCCTGATACACATATGTCAGTGTATCAATATATATTTTATATGAGTTGTCCTGATCCTGATCTAAATCCTTTTTTTAATTTACCTGAACATCAAAAAGAAGATATTATTATTGAAGAAATACAATTAGTAGAATCTCCTGAAGATGGAACTATAAGATATGGTTTAGATATGTGCAAGAAACTATATGAAACTCCTACCTATAGAGCTTATGAGGGTATTAAAGCTATGTTAGATAGATTAGGTAAGTATATGGAGGTAACCCCTATAGAACATGGTAGAGATGGAAACATGAACTCTATGATTAATGGAGCTGCTAAGTTTGAACAGATAAGACAATCTTATAAAGGTGCATTTTTAGATATGAAACAAGAACAAGAAAGCTCTGTACGTGGTGGTGCAGGATTAGCTTATGACCAATTATAATAATTAAAATCAATTAGATATGAGTATGACTGTAATACCGGTAGGTAAAAAATTACTATTAGCAAAATGGAAAGTAGAAACAAAAACTGCTGGAGGATTATATATACCTGAAATAGCTAGAAAAATAGAGTATAAAGGAACAGTAGTAGGTAAAGGGAAAGATGTACATGAAATAGAAGTAGGAGATATAGTACAATATGCAGAACATGCTATGCCAACACCAATGATGCACCAGAATGTAGAACATCTTCTTGTTCAAGAAGGTGACGTGTTTGCTATAGTAAGATATGATGAGTAGAATCATACCTACATATGATAATGATAAGTGGACTACTACTGAGTTTAAAAATGATCTTAAGTTTAGAGAATTTATTGAGTCAATTTTTAGTGAACCTGGTGAATATGGTTTTACTAAGATGGCTTATGAATTTAATGCTGAAGCTAAAAGATTCAATACAGAAGGAGTTTATTGTGCTAGTCCATTTAGATCCAAAGATTTTACTGCATATTGGGATGACCAAAAAAATAAATGCAGGAATGGTGTTATATACAAAGAGAATGACAAGACTTGGTATATTACAAGAGATTATTATATGTGGTTAAATTTCTTACCTATATTTGATAAGGAAGAAAAAAAATATGGTTTTGCTAAGGTAAGAGATGCTCAATATCATTTAGCATTGTATGAATGGTTAGCTGAGTTAAATAACCAACATTCTGCTATACTTAAAAAACGTCAGATAGCTTCATCATATTTTCATATGGGTAAGATAATAAATACCTATTGGTTTGAAGAAGGAAGTACTTGTAAAATTGGTGCTTCACTAAAAGACTTTATTAATGATAAAGGTTCTTGGAAGTTTTTAGAAGAATATAAGATATTTTTAAATGAACATACTGCTTGGTATAGACCAAGTAATCCAGAGAAGGTATTATTATGGCAACAACAAATTGAAGTAAAGATTGGAAATAGAAAAACAGCAAGAGGTCTTAAATCAAAGATACAGGGTGGTTCATTTGAAAAGAATGCAACTACAGGGGTAGGGGGACCTTGTACATATTTCTTTCATGAAGAGGCAGGTATTGCTCCAAAGATGTCTGAGACATATGAGTACTTACGTCCTGCAATGTCTTCAGGTATGATAACAACGGGTATGTTTATAGCTGCGGGATCAGTAGGTGATCTATCTCAATGTAAACCAT